GCTAATTGCGTTACATACTGGTCCGTTAGGTATATGGTACCCTTATTCCAGTTACCAGCATTAGACAACACATTCTGTCTGGAACGAACCTTATTCTGTACTACGATTTGATATAGACCCTGTGCCTGTGCAAAATATTGGGTGCTGCTGATGTCGTCGTAATTGACCGTTGGTTCGATAATCGTAGTCAATAGATTGACCATCATATCCATATTCATACCAGTTTTAACTGCCACTCTCGAACCCGGCTTATATGTTGTTAGCAACTGGTTGAATGCCGATACACTGCCCGGTGGGACATTAGTGATATCCGATGCACCGAAACGCCTCAACAAGAAGTTGGTGTAGTTGAACATCGCCGTTTCATCGTCAATGGATTCAATATCGGCTAGGAACTGGTCGGCAACCATCGGTTGTAGAGATGCGTCGAACAATTCAGTATCGGCTGATATCGGAGCAACGGCTGCCAAGGATACTGTGGCATCGTAGTTGTCCATATATGCCAACGGCAATATTGTACTGGTGTCCACCTGTGCGGCCAGATCACTAATGGATGACTCCAACGCCGAATCAATTTCGGCGATGACGATAGCATCATAAATCGGTGCATCACCGCCAAGGGTGTGTGCTTGGGTAGTGAATGGATCTGCGTATAGGGTCGGTGTATCTACGGTATTGAACGTATCATATCCAGAAACATCAATCTTATTGTAACGAATCTTGTTACGTTCTAGGATTGGTGATTCCAATACAATGCCGGTGAGGAGCTTTGCTCGTGCCGGTACTAGTTCTCTTGCCTGAATGAACAACGGGTGCAACAATGTGTCTACAAACTCCACGAACGAGTTGTAGTTGTATGTGTAGGTGTAATAATCCCAATATAGCTTATTGAGAGCCGTCAAATCTGTATACTTGTCCTCATACAAACTGGATGGATCGCCCACGTAATCTTGGATGTCAACGTTTCCGATGGAACGAATAATACTGTCGTTGATGGCTTCGGTTAGTGAGAAGTAGAAGCCGACCGTATTTGTCGAACGTACGTCATCGAACTTTTCGTCCAATTCTACGATACTACGGTCATGTGCCAAAATAGGAATGCCGGAGCCACTATCATCGGTGAGATATCGTAGAATTGGTGGGTCAGCAATCATAATCTTGTTACTGACGAACTGACTGCCGCCGACATTAGGTGTATACCGCAGAACGTTTCGTGTTACTATCTGCATACTGTACGGATAGGTTGCCGTATTAGTAAAGTTGGAAGCAGATAGGTACAAGAGTGACGTTGCTGTAGGATGTTGCCTAATGTACGGCGATTCGTTTGTAAGCAATTTCGGAGCAACACCAAGGTTAATTGGGATGCCAAAACTCAAACGAACTAGGAGGTTGTTAAGTGCAGATGTACTGGTGTTACCATTGTATAGAGCAGGATATTGAGCGTGCATTCCGATGACGGATGCCGAGAGTGGTTCTGACCACAATCTAAATTCATCAACATTACCTTGCATGGTGCCACCCAAGTACACAGACGAACCCGAATGCCAGATACCGGAACTTACTACCGAAGCCGAGACATGGCTGCTATCAACAATGTCACCAAAGTCATCGGCACGAACCGTCCATAGATGGATCGAGTTGTCCGATTGCAATTGGGTCGTAACATTGTAATAGTTACCGTTGAAAATCTGGAATACGGACGATGATGCTATTAATGTAGATCCACTATAGAATCCGATGCTACCATAACTGGATGATAGTGGTATTGTACGTACTGACCACGATGCGCTCGCGTTATAGATGATCTGTGCGGATGCGCTGGTGGTGGAGAATCGAGTCTGTATTGCCAGCGATGAACCACTAAACGGTATGGTTACATATGACGCACTGTTTATGTACAGAGTATTCGTCTGTTCTTCAATCGTTTCGTAGGATTGAGTCGTGTAGTATGATGGTGTTGCCGTTTCACGAATCTGGATCGTAGTTGGTAATACACCATACACGTTCAATAGACCTGTAAGGGCGTTCTTTGTACCCTTGGTCTTGAGCAGATACATTTGGTTGTGGAGGAATCGTTTCCACGTTTCCGCGGCAACCTGACGATATACGCGTGGGTCAACTGTACCAATTTCACCAATGGTATAATCGACTAAGTTCTTGACAGCGTATTGGTTCGGCAACGTAATACCGAATGATTCGGCAATATTCCACACGATATCAGGCGACATACCCACAGATGGGTCACTGTCTCTGTCGTAAATATGAGGCATGGCATCCGCGTACGATTTGAGTACATCGAAGTGATGACCAACCATATCCATAAAGATCAAGAAATCAGCCGAACGTTCATCATCTGTTAGATATTCTGGTAAACTATTGACCAATCGTAGTCTATTTTGACTATCATACTCATTGGCAATGGCTTCCATTGTTGACAACCATGAACTGGCCGATGCAACCGATACCACGGATCCACTGATTTTCGGCCACGTTGCGTCCGCATAATAGTACAGTTCATCAACCGTATCATCTCCGGAGAAGGAAGATGAGTACGCGCTGCCAGTACCATAGTATAGGAATCGTTCGTATCCATCGAATGATCGAACTAGGTCATTTCGTTGGGTTGTAATATTTTGAAGTGATGAATATGCAAACGAGGCGGTGAAATCTGTACTTGCCGTTGCCATTGACGCCAGTGAAGCCGACTGATCGTTGATAACATGGTTGAAATCTTCGATCAACACCAACTTGTTTTTGAATGCTTCGATTCGTTGCTGGGCAGCTCCGTAGAATACGAAGTTTGAAAAGTTGGCATAGTCAATGTTGAGTTCCGCACCTTCCAACGACGTAATAAACCATGAATCCATAATAGGATCGGATGGATTTGCGACATCAAACGAATTGGTGGTAAACAATGTCTGTAATGTAACATTGTTGACTTGTGTACCATGAATATTACGTACTTCAATCTGCTTGTTGGGTGGACGCAGATATAGGGCCTTTCCCATTCCCGGAATGAAGATAACGTGAATGGTATCAACCAATGATGGCGATAGTTCTCTACTAATCCACGTTGTTGCTTGTTTGTCGATTCTATCTTCGAGTGGTCGATAGAGTTTGACAAATAGTGTACTCTTATTGGTGTCCGTTTCGTCATATTTCCAATTGACAATCGGTACCTGATAGTCGCCACCGAGATTTAGAAGTGTCTTACCAACTCGATCTTGATCAAAGTATGACGGAATTGCCCCATCAATGAATCGGCGAATCGTGTTAATGACACCGGCAGTAATCGGTACAGGAATTGTCTCAACTTTAAGATTGGTTTTGAACGTGATGATATCGTCAGCAAAAATCGGGGTGCCCGGCTGAACATCAAGTTTTACAGATAGGCTGGTATTATCCGTTGGTATGAGCCGACCAATGGTTAGGGCAACCTGAATTTGAAGTTGGCCGCTGATAATGGACGATGGTGGGGGTGGTACCGACGGTACTACCACGGGCGCTGGCACATCAACCGTATTGAATATCGGTGACGGTGCGACAAAGAATACGCCGGTTATCGCAAACTTCTTCAAGTCATATATCTGCCCAATGGGTGGCAAATACTTAAAGCCCAAATCACTTTCTGAAATTGCTGGCAAACAAAAGACTAAGGTACCGTCCGGCGCCTCACGAATGATGGCACTTTCGGGTATTCTGTTAGAACTTCGAATGTTTGCAATATCACTACCAGTGAAATATTTAGTTGCCATTTTATTACTTCGAATGTTTGCAATATCACTATCAGTGAAATATTTAATTGTCATTTTATTACATCGACCGTGGAGGCGCCATCGTTCGCGGAGGCGCCGGATTTGGAGCTATGATGAGATTTGGTGGACCAAAATTGATCTTGGCTACGGGAGCTGGTTGTTCCACGGTATTCGTCGGAGTTGCCATTGCTGTTGGGATGTATATTGGTCCGGAATAATTGGTAGGAAGTATGTTCCATTCCAACTCATCCGAAGTCATAGATTGTTTGGTAGCAATGAATTGATTCGTAGCTTCTTCTTGATTTAGCTCTACTGTAATAACTATTTGCGACTTCGGTTTTACTAGAGATGTAGAGGTATTACATCTAAGATATTTTGGTACTCTAACCGTTACCGACAAATCTGCATTGGTAGTAATATTGGTCAATGTATAACTTTGAAAGAATGTAGATTGGACTTCGCCGATGAGATACAGAATGTCGTTTGTAAACGTATTCGGAGTGATCGTATA